CGAGTCCCACACAGTGACCTGTCCGTCAGTCGGCGGCGTCGTCGTAACGTCAACGTCTCCGAGGTCCGCGAAGTTGGACACACCGCCGGTCGCCAGTTCGGCCCACGCCGTACCGCTGAACGACTCATAGTAGTTCGCGCTTCGGTTGTAGACCAGCCAGCCTTCCAGAGGCGTGAAGTAGACCCACGCCCCGGCGTCCCTGACCGCGATCTTGTTCGGCTGGGTCCCGTGCGTCTCGTCGAAGATATACACGTCGCCGTCGGTAGGCGAACCCGGCGTGGCCGAGACCTTGCTCAAGACGCCGCCCTGCGTAAGGACAGACATCTTGAGCAGATTGAGGCTCATATCGTCACCCCAGTCATCCTCTCCGATGTCGAAGAAGGCTTGGAGGCCGAGGTTCGGGAGCGCGCGTCCGCCAGTCATATCTTAACCACCCCAGTTCATGCCCCATGCGAGGCCCCAGCCGCCATTGATGACGACGGTAAAACGGTAGTAGAACAGGCTGGTCAGCCCGTCCCGAGTCGAACGAAGTTCCATGACTACCCGAGTCGGATTGCCGTCGGCGGCGATCATGGAAGCATCGTAGGTCCACGTATCGGTAGCAAAGGTCTCGGTCCGGAGCAAGGTTACGCCGGTTTTGTCGTAAACCTTGACTTCATACTCGACCCCGGTCTCTGGACCAATGCTCGCTTCGGTATGCCCGACAACTACGTCCGCCTGCACCAAGCGATCACGATGCGAGATCGTCAGGATCGGTTCGTTGTGTTCGCCCGACATCGCGTAGATGGACTGACCGTCGATCTTGACGTTGCCCGGCGGATACGGACGATTGACCCGCTGGTCGATTATGATCTCCATCTCCGCCGCGTCGTCGAGCGGGAGGAGGTCTGCCGAAGTCCTCACCAACGCCTTCGCGTCAACAACGTCCGAATCGACGTACTCGCGGTTATCGGAAACGATTTCGTCGTCAAGCAGCCAAACCGTCGCACCGGCCAGATGCTCTGCCGGGATAGTATCGGCCACGCCGCGCTTGATCGTGACGACGCCGGTATCCGTGTCGATGTCAGTGATCCCGACCTGTTCGTCTCCGATCAACACAACAGGCTCGCCGTAGAACTCGGTCAAGAACTCGTCGTTCAAGTCCAGCGTGGCAGTAGTGTCGAGCGGCCCGATGTCGGCGACGAGCGTTACCGCCGCCGTGTACCCGCCGTTGGCGCGGATAACGTAGTCCTCTGTACCGGCCTTCGTGGCAAGGTCGTAGCTGCTCGTCGAAACGCCTTCCGGCGGCCGAGCAAGCACACCGATGTACCCCGAGCCTTCCGGAATCGTGACTTGTCCTGACCCCTGCTTGTAGACGCTGCGGTAGTCCAGTTCGATGATCTTCTCGTCGGCCGCCGGAGCCGCGACGAAGTTCGGTCCGGCCCAGACCGGGGCTTGCGGTGTGACGTAGGATGTAGAAGGCATCCCGAAGATGTCTTGCACCACCTTGATCTGGATTTCGCCGTTGGTCGGACCGTTGTCCGCGATCTCGCCTGCCCGGACGATCATCTCAGCGATGCCCTTACCGGGGAACACGATCTTGAAGGGCATACCGGGCGTGATCTTCCAAGCGCGGCGGTCGAAATAACACGTCAGCTTGCGTTGGCTCGTCTGGAGGCGAAGTTCGCGTTGCGCGACCCGCGCGACAAGTTCACGGGTCGGAAGGCCCTTGTACTCAATCGTGTTGGAAATGGTTTCGCCGAGGGACTGGATGCTGCCGAGGTTATGGATCGTTACCGAGATGTCTTCCTTCGTCGCGGGGGAGAATCCCTTGACGATGATCTCGTTGAACGCAGTCTCCTCGCTGCTGCTGTCATCTTCTTCGATTCGCAGAAGGCCGCTGTCCGGGCCGAAGATAGGCAAGTCGTCCGGGTCGTAGTCGTTCCGGATCAACTTGAGCGCCAGCTTCCCCGTCTGACGGTCGAGATACTGAACCGCGCCAATATGATCGACGATGACCGGCAGGAACTCTTTGATCGTCTCCTGCCGGAACCACGGCATACAGAGACCGAACTGTTCCGAGCAAAGAGTATTCGCCGCCGCGATAAACGAGTTCTCATCCAGCAACTCAGGAGGCATACCCCGACCCCATTCCGGGTTCGTGTTCACCTCATAGATCATATGCGCCGGGTTCATCCCGATAATGGTGTTGCCGTTCTCATCGACGAGCGGGATCGTCGCCTTGGCCGGATACCATGCCGTGTCGCCCCACCAGCCTGCCGTCGTCCGCCGCACCCGGAAAGACCATTCTTTCGGGTAGGGGTTCATCGAGCAGACCAGACCGTCGTACCAGCACGTAACGACGCCCCGGAAATTCGGTACGTCGCCACCAAGGCTATCGGCGATGGCGGGCAGCTTGGAGAATCCGAATAGCCCGCTGTACAGCCCTGACTTGCCGCCAGCGGCCCCACCGGAGACTCCGGTTACAACCTGTTCCGGCTGGAGTTCTTGATCCCTTGCGCCGTTGTAGACGTACATCCCGCCCGCGATGCCGCCTTCTTTATCATCGCCGCCGAACAGGTTTCCCTTGTTGATCGCAACAAGTTGCCCGCTGTTGGCGATGCAGATAGACTGACCGTCGAGCAGAGAAAGACCGCCGACCCAGATGTCGGCGATCTCGTTTACCGGGCCACGGCCAATCCCCATGTGCAGGGACATGTAGTAGCGGTATCCAACGGTCTGACTACTCTTGCCGCCCACCGGCCACCTCCTCGCGAGCGAATTTCGCGGCGCGGGCCGCTAGGGGACAGCCGGTCGCCTCGAACTCGTCTAGGTCCCAGCCTCTATCAAGAAACTCGTTCCATGACCAGCCGCGCTTAGCGAACCAGTCTCGCGAGCCTCCCATGCACAACTTCGCGGCCCTGAGATGCCGGACGTAAACCCGTCCGGTCACTTCTTGCCGCCCTTCTTGATCTTGCTCGTGCGGAGGTTCCCATACCACAAGACCATCCAGCCGTCGGTCCAACAGTCACCGAAAAATACGGCCTGCGGCGTACCTTCGTCGATCTGGGGGAAATCGAAGTCTTCAAGCGCAGAAGCCTTGACTTGCTGCGGTTTGACGAGAATCGCCTGAATCACAGACGAAGCCACCATGAATACGAAAGCCCAAGCGAATAGTGGCACGGTTCACCTCAGAAGATAGGAGTCCCGTCGAACGGTGACTTACCCGGCAGATGCGGGAAACCACCGTAGTTTGGCAGATTGTCGAACAGCTTGCAACCAGAGGTCGCGCGGTTGCATCCGGGGTACGCCGTGATCTCCAAGCCCGGCGTAATGGTGTCAGTCCCGCCGAAGACTCGGAAATCGTTTCCGTCCTGCTTCTCGATGCCCCGTCGGTCGGTCGACCCGTCCGTCCTCAACCACTCGATAAAGCCACCGGAGAACGAACCTTCGGCCGGGTCCTCCCACGTATCGCCGACCGCGATCTCGACGGTGAAATTCGTTCCGTTGACCGTATCCACGACAAACGAGTATTCGTGTTCGGTCTTGTCGACGAAGCAACCGATCCCGTATAGCGGGTGAGGGCAAGAGCGCCCCCACGGGAGGCGGAGACCGTTGCGGTCATAGGTCCCCCCGATAGACCGCCCGTAGAGAGTAGCGGTAGCCCGGTCGATGAGGATGCTGTTGGTGATGGAGCCGACCCAGTACGTCGGGGTTTCCGATTCATCGTCGCCGTAATGCCAGTGACGAGCGGTCAGCCACACCTTGCCCGAGGGGCGGGAGGATCGGAACAACTGCGCCACTTCGGCCACGGTGGGGATCGTTATCTGGAGATCGTTCTGGTCCGATCCCCCTTGCGTCATCCCGTCGTCGGAGATCGCGTATGCCGTGTACACGTCATCGCCGAACGTGAGGTCTTGGTCGGCGTTGCAGAATCGCCAGTAGGTGTTGCCCAAGCGGAACTCGTAGAGAGAGACCGGCTGGCCGCCAGCGTTCGAGATTTCGCGCGTGTTGTAGGTCATACCGAGGGCACCATGAGATCGAAGTCAGAGTAGAAGTTACCCCCAACGTCTATCCCGCCCGTGGTGGCGATAACAACCCCGTCGTAGCGGACCAGACTTACCGTAGCGGCCTGCGCTCCAACGTGGGCGGGAACGCCCGTGCCGAGTTGGATACGCCACTTCCACAAGCCGGGAGAGATGTTCGGGAAGTAGATGTCGTGATGGGCATTGGCCGAGTCCTCCCAGACACCCTGCCAGAGAAGCTGTCCTTGCAGCGCCGGGTCGAGCGTCGGGTTGTCGTACTCGTTGACCATCGACCCGCCATAGGCGTTGAAGAAGTTAATGTGGCGGCCGCTCGGCGGGTTGGGTTGCATGTCGGGCGTCTGTAGCCACTCGCCGA